GCAAGCAACTCGTCGACACAGACTAAGTACGCCCGAGAAGATGGGTATTCCTATCCAAAGAAGGAAAATTAAGCCGATGCCCGATCTGTTGTCCAAGGTCAGAAGTCAAAGAAAGAGGCTAGACGGCATATTCGGCCCGTCGAATAGACCCGTACCAAAAGGCGGCACCTATCATGGTAGAACCGAGAGTATGAACATATGATTAACAGGATGCTAAGAGGAGCTGGCAAATACGCTGGTGCCATCAGTCCTATTGAGATATTCAACGCAGAGCAGTGGAGTAAGCTCGGTAGCTCTGGTTTCCGAAACAACATACAAGACGCTACCGCTATGGGCGTCATGAACATAAAAGACGCCATGTCCAGGCGTGGTAAGGAAGGTTATGCCGGTTTCAAGAACTACTTCGAGGGATATAACGTCGGAGAGGAAATTGGCACCATAGCAGGCAACACTATGGACCTAAGGAGACGATTGAGACTAGGTACAGCTATGGGCGCAGGTCTATACGCAGCTAGTAGTCTAACTATGGGTAGTGACAGCTTGGTCCCTAAGAGCATGCGCACTGCAGCCAAAATAGGAATACACGGTACCATTGCGGCAGGTCTAACTAAGGCACACCCAGCAGCAGGCGCGGCCTATGCAGGGTGGGGCATACTTAACATGACAAGGCGCGGTGACAACATGGGGCCATTCTAATGTTCGGACTAATAGGTGCTGGAGCCAGGATGGGCATTAAGGGGGCCTTCAGAGGGGGCATGGCCACAGGTGGTGCTCTTGGGTGGGGTAACGTTGGTCGTATGGCCGGTGGTGCCTCCCTGTACATGGGTGCGGGTGCAGCTGCCAATGTAATGGAGCGTGATCAGATCCCCGGCTACTCAATCGGTGGCGCATACCCATTTATGGCTCGTGGTATAGGTCTACTCGGTGGTGGTGGCATGTTTGCCACTGGTGCAGTGAGAGGACTGGGTAGTGCAGCCGGGAAGGCATATGGTTCCATGAATCGCATGGATCTGGCAGCAGGGGCAAGATCTCGCTTATCGGGCAATAGAGGTAGGCTAAGCTACAATAAAGATCAGATAGCTGCCAATAGAACGCAGTACAGCGTCATGGATAGAAGGTTTAACAGAGAAACCGATAGACTTGTTGGTGAAATCAACACCCCAATGGCCCGACCTAGGAAGCACACAAGCAGGAAAAATAGACAGAGGCTCAAGGGGGAGTACAGTCAGCGTTGGAGGGAAAACACGGCAGCTGCTAATCAGAATGAGATTGCTGCAGGCCAGTTCAGGGGTGAAAACCTTGGACGAAGAGCAGAACTCGGAGGAAGATCAGACAGAATACGAACTCACCAACAATCTATCAGGAATAGGTATACCCAGGCCAAGGGCGGCGATATGGGGGCCATGCAGAGCTTCGGTGTTGGCAAGACAGGGGCTGGGCGCTTCATCGGTGGGATGCAGAACTTCAGCTCAGCCAGGCTCATGGGCAAGGGCGCTATATTTGGCGCTAAGATGGCAGGAGCCGCATCCTATGGTGTGGTGAAAGCACCAGGCGTGGTAGCTGCTGACTCGTTACGTATGCTCAGATTCGGACTAGACAAGGGATATAGAAATAGCAGAACCATGTTCTCCTTTGCCGATGAAGGCCTGGGATTCGCCACGGGCAATCCTTTGGGCGGTATGGGTTCTCGTGCCGTCGGTTGGGGAGCACTAGCCGGTGCAGGCACAGTAGCCTTCAATTTGAACGTCTTCGGAGGGGAGATGGACCCAACAAGGGGTATAGCTGGTGCAGGCACCCAGTTCTATGATCCAAGCAGTGGTAGAAAGCCTCGTCGCATGATGGACAGCGCTGCACACCACTCAACAGTCGGACTCACTCAGTCACTACACAGGAATAGGTAATGTCAATCTTAGGTGGATTAAGCACTGCAATGGGTAGCACAATGGTAGGCGGTACACTCGGCGCTGCCGGCGTACTCGCACTTGGCTACGGGATTGGCAAGTCTACCTACGAATATTCCGGAGCCAACACGAATGATCCCACCGAAAGAGAGGGCCTAATCAGTCCATGGGCTGCTCGGACAGCACATGGAGTCTTCTCGGGTGAGAACATGCTACTCAACATCGGGGCAGGCCTAGGTGGAATGTTCGGTGGCAACATGATGATGAAGAGTGCCATGAACGACCCGAGTATGCGTGGAGCCATACATAGGATGTCGGGCGCGGCCCAAACTATCGATATTGGGCAGGCACGGCTCGGTGTCGGCAACGATCCCATGCTGAGACAGGGAGCAGCAGCACAACAGCTTGCTAGAGCTAGGAAGGCTAGACCTACTGGTTTCCTTAACAGGATATTCGGTCGTGGCGCTAGACGCGGCAACATCAGTACTCTTGAGTACCTATCCAATGATGGTGCCAAGGTAGACAGCGGTAGGCTCATTCAACACAATACGGGTGGCAAGGTAGGCAGCGCAAGAGCTACAGCGGCACTGACGAAAGCAGGTGCTAGTGCCGGGGCCATGAAGAGGCTCAGGACGGGCGCTGGCCTGAGAAGGTTCGGCAGCATGGCCATGTGGGCACCACTTGCCTTCATGGGCTTCGACATGGTGGCTAGTTCACTAGAGATGTCGGCACCAGGACCTCCAAGAGAGCAACCAGACAGACCATTCATGGGTGGAACATTCATGGATTCAGATCAAGCGTTTACCCAGAGACGTAGAGCCCTACAGGTAATACATGACTCTCAATACTCAGGAAGGGCAGGCCTAGGAAACGAAGCCTCTCTCGTACACAGATAATGACCGACGATCGCGTCAATATGATAGAGAACGAGGATAATGTACACGACTATGGTCGTCCGTACTTTCCTGAGCGTAACTACCTAGCAAATGGTTATGTACCTATCGGTGAGCCTAAGGAACACTTCTGCAAGCAGTGTGTCAAGTACTATGCACGACTGAACATCAAGAACATCTCCAAAGAGCCGTTCATGCCTCAGTGTCATGGTGACATAGTAGATCACAACAAAATAGAGCAGGGGAACATGACAGATGAGGAATACGGCCTCTACAATGTCTATGCTGACCCTGTGGCCTTTGCCAAGGCAGAATTGAACTGGGTACCTCGCTGGTATCAGAAGGAGATGCTCAGGTGTACCTCATACAAGAAGGTAGCACGTGCTGGACGTCGTTCTGGCAAGACAGAGGTCATGGCAGTCAAGATCCTCTATTTGATGTACACCAATGTTGATTTCCAGATACTAGTCGTCTGTCCCTACCAGTCACAGGTAGACAGGGTGTTCGAGATCGTCAGGACACTGATTGCTGGCTCTTACTCATACAAGGAGTCAGTCACTAAGGACAACAGCTCTCCACCACAGCTAATCAAGCTGGAGAACGGCTCACAGGTCAAGGGCTTCTCATCTGGTGCCAAGTCAGGCGGTAAGTCAACTCAGATTCGTGGTCAGGACGCTCACGCTATTTTCCTTGATGAGATGGACTACCTTGGTGACGATGACCTAGAAGCTATCCTCGCTATTCTGGCCTCGCACCCTGACTGCCAGCTATGGGCCTCTTCAACACCCACAGGCAACAGAGGGTACTTCTTCCACTGGATCATTGACAAGAACAACAGGTTCAAGGAGTTCCACTACCTGTCGTCTGAATCCCCTAGCTGGACACCAGAGACAGAGGAGTTCCTGAAGGAACAGTATCCGGATGCTGTGTATGCGCGTGAGTTCCTCGCTGAGTTCGGTGAAGAGAGCTACGGTATCTACAAGAACGTCGATATCAACAAGGCACTAAGAGACTACACGTACGAGAAGTGTCAGTACAACGGTGGCTCTAGATACATACTCGGTGTGGACTGGAACCAGAACGCTGGTACTCACATGGTAGTAGTGGAGTGCTTCAAGACAGGCGATGGCACCAATGACCTTGTGTATCTAGTGGTAGACAAGCTGATCATCGCTAGGCAGGAGTTCACCCAGATCAAGTCAGTAGAGGAGATAGTCAGGCTCACACACAAGTGGAGTGTTGACTACATCTACGTTGATGCTGGGTATGGTGCCACACAAGTCGAGATGCTGAGGAAGTTCGGCAAGGACAACCCCAAGACCAAGATAGCTCAGAAGGTCAAGCCAGTAGAGATGGGTGGTAACCTACTGATCCGTGATCCATTCACAAATGAGAAAGTCAAGAAGCCAGCCAAGGCATTCATTGTGGGTCAGTCTGCCAAACAGCTGGAGGCAGGGCTATGTGTCTTCCCCCGCTCAGAGGACACTAACGCTGTTGTGTCTGAGGAAGATGGGGATGGTGGCGAGCAGGTTGGCCTAGTGCAGCAGATGCGCATGTATAGGGTTGAGAAGATTGCGAAGTCTGGTTCACCTACGTATACTCAGGGATACGACCATACCTTGACTGCATGGCAGCTAGCTATAGCCGGGTTCGTACTAGAGTACTCCGACATCAGGAAGATGATGAGTTCCTTTGTCATAGCGACATCTGGTAGGTTCGGAGAAAAGCAGGACAAGGATGGGGCAGCCAAGAAGACAGATGACCTAAAGAAGAAGCTTATGCCAGCACCCAGGGCACTGTCTATCGATTCAGGGTCATATGGACAGGGTACTCTTGGGGCCCTAAAGAGAGACAAGTTTGTGAAGCAGTTCGAACACAAGCAGAGACAAGACAGAGGCAAAATGCCTCCGTTCAAACCAGGTAAGCGGTCTAGCTTTTAATGCCACAATATAGAGACTACTTCTTCGAAGGCGACTTCAATATACGGCGTAAGCGTATACTTGACCATGTAGATGGCAGGATGCGTGATCTGAACAAGCTCCGCCTCAGTGATGAGGAGGAGTCACAGCGTTTTATCAACAATGTGTTCAGCGCCTACGAGCGTGCCTCCGACAAAGCCAACATCATCATCAAGAACGCTGCCAGGGTAGCTGACAAGTACACTATCACTGTGCCGGTAGAATCTAATGATGTGCGTATGGCCGTCCATAGGCAGGACCCAGAGGGCAGCAATAGAGGTGAGTTCCTTACCTTCGAGCTGTTCACACGCTGCGCAGACAAGATAGAGGACCAAGCCACAAGGGTAAGCTTCGATCTAGTCGATACCCGTGTCAGTGTGGACCCGGTCGGTAACGAGCTTAGGGTACGTGGCAAGATTGATGCTGAGATAGCAAATGATGGTGACCTAGGATTCATACTAGCCCTAGGCGCTCAGTTCCTAACCTTATATCTCATACATGAGATCACAGGGATGTGGAGGGGCCCTGAGAAGATACAGGCAGCACAGGTGGCTGCTGGGCCATTAGCCGTTGAAACAGCGACTCCATTTCTGGAGACACTTAGGGAAATGGCTATAGGCATGGCTGTCGGCTTCACTGTCATGGGTATCAATGAGACATTGGCTTTCCTTCTAGCAGATCAGGGCGCAGACAAGTCCCTGGACCGAGATAAGTTCGTCCAGGGGGCAATTGGACAAGCTAGCCAGGTTGATCTACCCCCTCTCACCCAAACTGCCATCAAAGCCATAGGTATCAATGACCACATGACCATCATGAAGTTCGCCATGAAGTTCGTGTCGGCCACACCCGACAGGGGCTATGAGTTCTGGCTAGCATATATGATCGCCCGCAGGACACGTTACTTTTCTAAACGTGCCCTCTCCATGAAATCTATCTACTCCCGCAAGGCTTACGCGTCTAAAAACTTGGGCTTCACCTCAGACGGTGCGCTTATAGAGCCAGACGACGTAGTGCTACAGGACCCCAACCTAGCCAACAGCCCAGGAGGTACCAACTTCGTTGAGTTCCTGGCTGCCGGTGTGGTCTCCACCCTCAACTCCTCTGTCACTAGGCCACATGATAGCTTCCTATGTGTAGCTGATGAGGAGAGCTCTGGGTTTGAGGACTCCCTGAACGAAATAGCGCAGGTACTTGACACTAAGCTCGTTAGGGACGCCATCTGCTGTCTAGTCAGGTTCCTGGGTAATCTGGATGTATCTATGCTTGAGAAGATAGCCGTACTGATGCGTGTGTATCTAAACGCACAGGTCAACCTCCTAAACTTACGCATCGAGAACTTTTTGACCGCGCTGCTTAACTGGGTCAAGAGCACCATCTTGAGGATGATCGCGGCCATCATACAGCAGATTATCGACAAAATTGCCAGGTTGATCCTTGACTTATTGCTCGATTTGGTGGAGCACATCAACATTCTCATGGAATGTCCTCTCATCATGGACCTAATCAATGCTATACTAGACGCGGTCTACAAGATACTCCTCGACCTTGAAGAGCTGATAAACAGGCTTATCATCGATGTGGTACTAGATGGACTGTTGGGGTTGAGGTTAAACGTTCCTGAGCAGATGAAGAGTAGTGAAACTTCATCCTCAGGGCTGTACCATGTACACAAGAAACGATCTATCAACAACATCTTGAGGATCCTCGAAAGGATACTCAGCACGCTCACGGACAGTATCAGAATCTGTGAGGACGATGAGGTTGAACAATTGAGAGCAGAGGGTCGGCAATTCATCACCTTCGATGACCTGACTGACGAACTGACCGAAGACCTAAATGACTACCTTGACATCCCACAAGATGTTAAGGAGGCTTACTTTAGTGACGCAAAGCCGATCAGGCTTCAGGATGGCTCATTGCTACCTGATTATCGGGACGGTGCGATAAGGTTAGGCACGTATACTCAGAGTGACCCAGATGTGGTGCTCGATTGTCTGCCCTTATTCGGGTCCGAAAACATAGCCAGGATCCTTGGTGAAAATGCAAGGAGGCCAAATAATGGCACTTAGAGACTACTTACCTTGGAATAGAAAGAAGGAGCCAGTACCAGTAGTTGATGATAGAACAAGAGGCGCACGAGTAGCTGAGGATGTCGGTAAGATCGTACAAGACATCAAGCTGGCCATAGGGCAGGCAGAACCCAACAAACCATCCGCACGAGTAGTGAAGATGGAGCGTAGGGCAGCCAACCCAGCCATAGGCTACAACGTTGTATCTACACCCCTCGGGTCTAGGAACAACAATTTTAGGGGCCCATTCCATGACCTGAGCGAAATTGCCAGGGCGGTGGATACGGAGTCACTATTGGCGCGCTCAATCCAGAAGCATAGGGAGCTAATCCTCAAGGAGGGCTACGACCTACGCGGTAAGGACAAGGATACCATCAAGTACATCAAGGACAGGCTCAGAGAGTTCGAGTGGGTCACAGACGTGACTACCGAGCAATGGGTGAGAGATCTAGCTACTAACATAGTGACTTTCTCAACCGCGTTCATGGTACTGAGGAGAGACCCCCTCAAGTCTAGCGGCAATGTTATCCGTAGACACGGCAAGAGGCTAGATCCGATTGCTGGTATCTTCCCTATGGATCCGGTGTCTGTATTGGTGGAGCAGAACCTCCACGGCAGGCCGACCAGATGGAAGCAGGATATCGAGGGGCACATCAAGATCCATGATTCTGATGATGTCATAGATCTCACTATAGATCGCAAGACTGGCTTCGTGTTTGGTACCCCATACTCGATCCCAGTACTAGACGATATTAGAGCACTGAGAAGGTTAGAGGAGCTTGTAGAACTAGTCACCCATAAGTGGCTGTTCCCCCTATTCCACTACACGGTAGGCACCGAGGAGGAGCCAGCCGGTGTTATCGAACTACCAGATGGCACCAGTATGGAAGAGGTGGACATCGTTCGCGCTCAGGTCCAGTCCATGCCCACAGAAGGTGGCATGATTACGCCTCATAGACATCAGATCGAGTTAATTGGTGCAGAGGGGCAGGTACTGGATATAACTGCGTATATCGAGCATTTCAAAATACGTGTGATGTCCGGCCTGAGATTGTCTGGTATAGACGTGGGTCAGGGGGACACTGCTAACCGTGGTACGGCCACCACTATGGCCAAGAGCATGGTTGACTCGGTAAAAGACTACCAGTGCGTACTGTCGGACCATATTACGACTAGGCTACTCGACGTCCTCCTACTAGAGGGTGGATTCGATGTGACCCCTGAGAACAGGGTTACCTTCGTCTTCCCAACCCCTGATAGGGAGGAGTTGAGGAGTCATCAGAACCATGGGCTGACTCTATTCCAGTCCAACGCAGTGACCATGGATGAGTTCAGGCGTGAGTACCTAAACAGGGAACCCATGAGCCAAGATGAACTTGAAAATGACACGTTCTTCGGTCTGTTCGAAAGGCCGGAAAGTGAGCTACAGGCTAATATTGCGCTGTCTAAGCCAGCTGGCGGTGGTAGTTCCTCCTTATCCCCTGGGTCTAAGCCCACTGGGTCGTCTGGAGGTGGTGCCGGTAAGCTCGCCAAGTCCCTAAGTACCCCATCTAATCAGTTTGGAAAAATGCCTACACGACCAACAATACCAGCCAATGACTATGTCAATGGCATAATGAACCTATGGTCCGACTTCAAAAATGAAGTGATCGCATCCCCAGGTAAGATCAAGGATGCCTCTGCTACGTTCGAGGATTGCGCTATTTACACTGGTAAAAGGCACATCCACCGAGCTACAGATGAGGGACTTGAGAAGGCAAAACAGGATTCTGGTAACCAGGACCTATCGCTATGTCACGAAGTTTATGATGTCTTAATGCTAAAGACGCTTAAAAACGACTTGCAAAAAATCTGTCATAAGCTTATGATTCTAGTTAAGGATAAGACCAGCGATCCATCTGGTACGTCTGGTGTCTTCGGTGCGGTAGGCATAGAACTACGCTTCATGATGAGGAGACATACACAGACTGCATACAGGTATGGGTACGCGCAGGCCTGCAAGCAAGCAGGTTATGATACGATTGCATTAGAAAATTCTGACGGAGAGACGCAAGATGAAATACGACTTGACAATCTCACAGTCAGGGATATGTACGCGCATCTAGAACCTGGATACAACTTGAAAGTCAAAGGAAGGATCGATGGCTAAAGAACTTATCATGTATGATCACGTATCGCTTGAGACACCAGCGATATATTCTGACACGCTCAATCTCCTAGAGGACATGTATTCCCACAACGGGGCAGCCAATGCCCCCACGCTAGCCGCGAACATCCGAGCTACCCACTCCGGTTATCTCTGCAACAACAGGGTGTATCCTGGCGTTCACATGAGGGACTCCGTAGGTAGCTGGACTAGCAAGTCTCAGGGAGGTACAGCATCATTCAACAAGCCAGTACTAATCCACCATCGTCAATCAGACGGCGGTGGATTATTTAGTACCGGCATTCCTGCAGAAGATCCCATTGGCAGAGTAATGCAGGCAGCCTTCACACAGCTGAAGGAAGGGCAGGACTTTGTCTCTGATTTTCGTACCCCCGCGCATGGGACAGATCTAGGCTCAGGTCACATTAACCTGGGTGCCATGATCAGTGATCCCGGCGCTATACAGAAAATCCTCGACGGCAGGTACGACTCGGTGAGTGTTGGTTTCAATACTGCCGAAGCTTTGTGCTCTGTATGCGGGGACGACTGGCTGTCTGACAGTAAGAAGTCGGACGACGAAAGCTGCGATCATAGGCCTGGTAGAACATACGAGATCGACGGGAAGAACTACAAGTGCTTCTTAGTCACTGGTATCATGAATTACAACGAGGTTAGCTACGTAAATAACCCCGCCAGTCCAAACGCACGCACGCTTAGCAACAATCTCAACGCCCTTGAATCGGCGATGTCTGGCGACAGTAGTACGCCATTCGAGTCGTTTTCAAATGACGGTTCCGTTCTTTCATTGGCCATTAGGGACTCTGAAGGACATCATCTGGAGCTAGTCATGGAGGACGGGCAAAAGGACGAGCTTCCTGACTTAGCTGCTAAGATGATCCAGAGAACCATCGTTGCAATGCCTGAAGTGGCAATCGACGACAAGAAAGAGGATGGTAACATGGCAAAGGACAACAAAGAAACCAAGGTCCAGGACGATGTGACCACACCAACTGACAAGGCAGACAGTGTGATCAGCGACTGGGTAAAGGACAACGACAAGAAAGTACAAGACACAAAGAGCGACGACACGAAGGACCAGAAGACCGACGACGTCAAGGACAATGATCAGAAGGATGATGTCAAGGACGACGACAAGGCTGGTCTAGACAAGGCGCTCGCGACAGCACTCAACGCTGTCACAGATGAACGAGATGAGCTCAAGACAGAACTGAAAGCTTCCAAGAGCGCTCTCGATGCAAAAGTTTCACTATGCAATGAGCTGACCGACGAGATCTCCGAGCTGAAGGCAACTCGGACCAAGGACCTCTCTCGCCAGCTTGCAGTGATCAATATCAACCTACAGAGGCCAGGCACCCTGAGCATCGGTGGGTCTAGTGAGAAGTTTGACAAGTATGTAGATAGTCTGGCTACACGCTCTGATGACTCCCTCACTGACTCGATTACCGACGCTCTACCGGAGCTAGACCTTCTTGTTCGCAACAGGGGCAACGCCCAGTCAACGAATACTGATGTAAAGGTCGACGATCCTACCATCCAAGGCAAGGATCAGACGAACAACAGTAACGTTGATGTTGATGAGAAGAGCAAGGCCATGTCAGTAGATGACTACCTCGATTCCCTATAAACAGGAGATAACACATGCCAAGTTATAGGATTCCTCGCGGTTTTGCTAGGCGACACCCCTCTTACCAGGAGGTCATGGAAGGCCAGCGTCCGACAGTCAAGGGACTGCGCGCTGCTCCTTGGCTACCGATTGCCGAAGTAGAACCACGTCACGATGACCCGATTGTAATTCCAGCCGGCACATGGGTTGGAGTTGTCAATGAAGACGGAGCCAGCACTGGCGCCGTCACGCCATACACTGGCCTAGTCAGTAATGGCACAGCCGGTCACGGTGTCGCTGTGGAGTCGTACCTCGTACCTGCTTGTTCAGAGCAGTACAAGGTTCAGTACAGCACAAAAGACACTGATACCACGTTCCACGCAGCTGGAACAATTAATCTTGCCAACGTAGACGACGGTGGCGGTACCCTAGTAACTGCCGCTGGACTGTCTAGCCTATTCGTCGGACAGACCGGTGTAGGCATTAAGCCTCTTGGTATTGCATACCAGGACATCTATGCCAGCTGGATCAACGACAACTACCTGAACTATGAGAAGCAGCCCAACATCGGCTTCCTAATGAGCAACCAGATTATCCAGGTTCCTGCTGTTACGGCACAGGAGCAGGTAATTAAGCCTGGTGACCTCGTTATGATCGATGGCCACACCATTCCGACTGAGACTGGTAGGGCATGGGACCCAACTAACACCAACGTAGCAGCCTACGAAATGCGTGTTGGTCACCTCATCTCGGTACAGGATGCGAATGCTGGAGCCCGTGGTTCCGATGCATTGGTGCCACATACGACTGCTGGTCCGGGTGCGTCAGAAGCATGGCTTGCAGGCGTAACTGGTGCAGTCACGGCTATTGCTAATTCGATTACACGTCAGCCTGAATGGATCGTTGGACGTTGCGTCCGCAGGATCAAGATCGCTGCTATTGGCGAAAGCAACACTTACGCCGCGCTATCGGCTAACATCCCGTCAGCACGTAGCAATGTTAACGTAGAGTGGCGTCATGCCTCTCGTGTACAGACAGTACCAGGGCTGGGACTACAAGGTTCCGGAACTCTAGGTATTCCTGGGCACCTTCTAACGGCTCGTGCCGATGCTGAAGGTTTCTGTTACGCACTCGAAATTGCCGTAGGCACTTACTAATAGGAGAATTGCCATGAGTAAATTCAATCCAGAACTAGTAGGGAAGGTGTTTGACAGCGACCAGAAGGAAGTTCTCCTCGACCTACAAGGTGACCTAGCTTCACAGCTAGATTCCAAGATCGAGTCGGGAACTGAAAAAGCTGTTGCATCTATCCTGCAGAAGCAGGGCATCGACCGTGAGATCGTTGGTCTTACTGATGCCGAGCAAGCTTACCTCAAGATGCAGAAGACGGTTAGCCGTACCCGCTCACTGTGGGACAACAACGGCTTCGTTCCAGGGGTTAGGGGACGTATTACTCTCGCAGACCTTCAGAAGAAGGATGTTGCTCACAAGGCTAACTGGGAAAAGAATGGACAGATGATCGATGGTGTGTTTAGCACCGATCAGCCGCTCATCCTTCCCCGTGTGCTTGAGCAGGTTGTGCGTGAGTCTATCGAGCCCAACCTAGTACTCACTCCGCTGTTCGAGCGTGTCAGTGTTACTGACGCGGGTACGACTATCACCTTCCCTGCTGTTGGTAACGCGCTAGTCGCTGCTGATATCCCAGAGGGTGGTGAGTACCCAGAGCAGAGCCTTGAGTTCGCCGGTGAGGTCGTAGCGAAGATCGGCAAGTCTGGTGTGGCTGTAAAGCTCACTGACGAGATGATCCGCTACAGCATGTTCGACATTATGTCGATGCACCTGCGCGCTGCGGGCCGAGCAATGACTCGCCACAAGGAGCAGAAGGTTGCCGACCAGATCTTCGGAAATGGTACGACTTTCTTCGACAACACCGTCGCTGGTAAGCATACTGCAGGTCGTGGTCCTGATGGTTTCGGTAACGACACCATGACTCTGGACGACATCCTGTTCCTGTATGCTGACCTATCTAACGCAGGGTTCATCCCTGATACGCTGATCATGCACCCGTTTGCATGGTTCGGTATGGCTCGTGAGCCCGTCATGCGTGAGCTATTCATGCAAGGTGGGGGACAGGGTATGTACTACCAGAGCTATCAGGGAACCGTTGGTAGTGCAAATGCTTGGCAGGCTAATTCCCTGGTCAACAACACTACCTTGGATGACCCGCGTGCGGTCGCGAGTACTTTCACGATCCCCGGAATCACCCCGACACCTCTGAGTGTTATCGTGACTCCCTTCCAGGAGAGCAACTCAGCTACTCATACGACTACGATCACTATGTGCTCGCGGTCTGAGCTGGGTCTAATCCTTGAGGATGAGGCACTGGTGACGGAAGAGTGGGATGATCCCGCGCATGATATCCGTAAGGTGAAGTTCCGTGAGCGCTATGGCCTAGCACTCAAGAACAACGGAACTGCCATTCGCCATGCAAAGAATGTGAACTGGTTCAACAAGGGTCACTCCTTCGACGACCTACTCACATGGCAGGCTGGTACTGGTACACTACCTGATATCAGCACTGGTGCTCTCAACATTGTTGGGTAACCGCTGCTAGATTGATTTTGGGAGGGGGATTAACGTCCCCCTCCCTTCCCCTTAACGCGAGGACAAGAATATGCCACCGGCAAAGAAGAAGACAGAAAAGCCTAAGACAACCAACCTATCCGGCAGCCCTACTCCTAAGCCTAAGGCAACTAGCCTTAGTGGTGGTGTGGTTGCAGATTTCTCTCACTTGCTACAGCCAGGCGACAAGGTCAGCCTGAATTGCAGGGTACAGTCACGGTACTATGCCCCTGGGATAGCACTGAATAGGGAAGAGCCGTATGGCTCTGTTCCACAGAGCGCATCAGCTGCAGACGTAGAGAGATACAACAAATCCCTACAGATGAAGATCCTGTTGAAGGGCCACGTAAAGACCATCGACAGTGGCGCTCCTGAAGTGCTAGACTTCTACATAGAGAAGCTGGATAGATGTAAGAGTCACATAGACCTTAGGGACCCAGTCATTGGGTTGACTAAGACCGACACAATGATATCTGGCTGGCGACCGATAGACATTCTGATCAAGATGCATGAAAGAGAAAGAGACAACATGGCTAGACAACAGGTGCTACAATACCTGGAGCAAGCCAAAAGAGCATCTGGATCATGCGGGACCATCAGTGAAGACTTTAATGAAGAAAAGCACGCAAAAGCTGAAACTGTATTCAGGCCAAATTACAACCGGTAAATCATGGCTACACCAACGGTATCTAGCACAACACCCAGTAACGGTGCAACCGATGTAGGTCTGAACGCGACCATAGATGTCGTGTTTTCAACAGGTCTAGATACCACTACAGTTATTCCCGCGAACTTTCTTCTGACGCATAACGCGTCTAGTATGAAGATCAGTGTGGCCGTTACCTACACTTCGTCTACGAAGACGGTAACGGTCACTCCCAACTCCCTCCTCTTCAAGAACTCCACATACAAGCTGCGTATAGTCGGTGACGACCTATCTGCCGTTACGGGTGCTGTTGAATCAGACACAGATACCAAGCTAGTAGAGACGTCGGACATCACGTTTACTACTGGTGATCAGATAGATGTACCTACTGACTCCAAAGACACGACTGAGAAGGCAGCAGAGGGGCAGCTGGATCTACCAAGCAGCCTCATAGTAGGACCCACTGCTAGGTTCCAGCTTGTATCGGTAAAGCCGAAGAACAACACATACAACTTCACTGGTGACAACATCACCCTGACGTTCAACAGAGCAGTGAACAACAAGTCAGTCACCGGGAATATCATACTGGAGCAAGTACCCTTCCTAGATGAGGATGGGTGGATTGCTCGCGCCAATTCTGGCAGCACAGATGACCCATTCATCTTTGCATGGGACGCCTCTGAGTTCCCGAGTACTGCAGTATCTGGATTCCATACACCACCCAACTGGGGCTTCCTCATCTCTGGCTCAACGGTCAGACTGAACATCGCAGAAGCCTCTGGAAACGCGTACAGGAATATCAGGTACGAGCTAACAGTCACAGAGGATCTATATGACCAGACGGGTAACTATCTGACTAGAGATGAGTTCATCACCTTCACTAGCAAGTCGTACCCGGACTACGTTACACCCCGAACAATACGCAATGAAGTAAACTCTGTCTTTGATAGCCTAAACCTTGACTTTGTACACGAGCTAGTATGGAAGTATTCAGTAGATGCATTCCGCCTAGCCGGTATGTCGAAGAATCAGTTCACTGATAACAGCAAGGGTCACAGGGAGATGAAGAACTACGTGAAAGCGTCAACTGCCTTGGCAATTATGAGAGACCTGTTCATGACCAAGACCGTCATGGCGGGTATCACGAAGACGCTCGGTGATATGACTATCGCATACCACCCCAACGCCGGTAACGCAGACATGACTAAGCATCCAATACTAAAGCACTACACGGACCTCCTGAAGAGAGCGGAGAGGGCTATAGCTTTCAGGACTCACATTGGTAGGCCGTTTATTCGTGGCTGGGCCTCAGATCTTGAGCCTTCTAACTACAGGCAGAGGCTGTGGAAGAACCCCACCACGTCCAGGAACAATTCTGGATTTGTCCAGGCAAGCAACTTGCCAGTGTCTAACACAAGAGGACAAAGAGCCGGTAAGCTACCAGGGGTGAATGACTTATGGAGCTAGAACTACTAACTCAGGTGGGTGTAGGTGGTTTATTCGCCTATGTTATAATCAAAGAGGTCCTTTCGTTCCTTAGCAAGCACAGGGAACCGAAGGTAACGCCGGTACTCACAAAGGCAAGCTGGGATAAGACTTCCTATCAGCTGCAAAGATTGTATGATTGGCATAACATCATGGATCAGGATGGCGTACCTGTGTGGTATGTCAGGCAATCTCTTGAGGATGCTATAGGCAAGTTGTCTACCAACCTAGAGAACCAGAACAAGATCCTTGAAAGGCAGACCACGATCCTTGAGAAACTGGTCGACAGAGTTGAAGCAAAGTAGGAGTTATTATGTGGGAAACAATCCTAACATTAGAGGCATTCTGGGGCACAGTCGCCGTAGTACTTACTCTCCTGTCTGGCCTCGTACTTAAGCAGTTAAGGAAGGTAGGACTGGAGAAGGAGGCCATTGACTCGCTACGCTCAGGCGTGGCACAGGCACAGGAAAAGCTCGTGACATTTGCTAAGCGCGCAGCAGCTGATGGGAAGCTATCAGCTGATGAGCGACAGCAGGCACGTGACCTCGCTATACAAGAAGCCATCGAACTGGCCAAAGGGCCGGTTAGGGATGTCCTAACTGAGTGGACGAAGAGCAAGCTCGAAGCACTGGTTGGGCGTATTGTGCGTGGTAACCAGGCGAGTGGGCAGGCAGGCAACTAATGGCTTGGCTAGGGCAACTACTAATGGCCCGGATAGGAGACATAGTCAGAGGGTTCTTTCAGGCCTTTTTACCATTCATAAAGGAGGTGCTCAGTGCGCCGGATACTGGACAAGTCGCTGATACTGATCCTTTGCTTCTCGATCGTTTGCATGATCGGGTGCGGGAGCACGAGAGCGATATTCGTGGAAACGGGGTCCATCGCAAGGATTGGACCGAACGTTGAAGGACGCATATACGTCAAGGTAGACGGTAGATGGGTTCTTACAGATGACACAGTCAAGATACCTGAGGGGTACTACATCGTACCTCCCGAGCCAGAAAAGGAATAGCCCCTGCCCCGGGCTTTGTTAGGGGCGGCTCTTGTCTTCCTTTCTGCCCTCGCGACCGGAGAGGGAGGGCTTAGGCTCTTCCTCTCCACTTTTACTATTAACTATGAAGAGACGCTTAGACAGTATTGATCTGCGGTTCGAAATGGACCAGATCCTCGATAAAATGGGGCACTGGATGGCCATCCGTCAAGCTTTACCTGGACGCCTCTGTTCGTGTATTAACCCAGTCACCGACGATGCCCTCCCAGGCTGCAGCCTCTGTCTGGGCTCCGGTAGGGCATACACGGACCGTGTAACGAAGATGAGAATGAGCAGGCCAGTGAAGATCACCCAGACACTGGGTGCTGAACAGCGAACAGGGCCGATAGCAGGTAGCTCTCCTGACTATATTTTCTACATGGATAGGATTATAAAACCTACTCAGGGCGATTACATACTCGAACTTGCCCTTAGTGACACGGACTTAGACCCTATCATCCCCTTCCACGTAGTCACAGTCTATGATATCTCTGATGTTAGAGAGCTACGAGACCTGGAGGGCAGGGTAGAGTATTACGCAGTGACAGCGGAGAGACAACTGTTCCCTGAGTTTGACATAGGTGGCAGTAGTTAATGTACGGCTATAGATCAGACCAACGCAAGGACCTAGAGCGATTCGACCATGAGTATATCTCGTGGTTTGATACACGTCGTAGGGTCCAGCGTGTTAGAGGTACGCAGAGGGGTACTAAGCAGAGTACCTGTGACCTCACAGACATCTCAGACATGATCGACCTGCTGTTGGAAAAGCACCAAGAGCATTGGGAGCAGGATAAAGCCTATCTCTGGAAGCTGTATTTCCCATATTTATTCATACAACCTGATCCCGGTGATATCATTGTCAATGACACCACCAATGAGGAGTACGAGATCCTGTTCGTAGAGGAGATAAATCCTAACATGCGACGCAGGAGCCCCGGCCCCTTCATAAAGGATCATAAGAGAGATTCGTTTAGTGGTCTCATAATCTTGAAGGAAGGCACCCAGGCCCCTAACAGGACCGACAAGCTGTACTTTAAGAACTCAAAGAACTATATTAGCTTCTTTGAGTGGGGGCCAAGAAAGAATGTAAGTCACCCCGCACCAAGTACTTCAGACGGTGCTGAGGAGCAAAGGGGTGGATTCAATCCGACGATCACATGGAGTGTGAAGAGGGTTGAACCAGGCACTATAGGAAAGAGACCATTCGATCCTCAGAAAGAAGTCAAGCCTCATGTGAGGGATGTCTTTGAAGATCCGGCTCATACGTACCTCCTGGACTCTAAGGAGCACATGGATACGTTGGCCTTGCAGGGTGGACTCCACGAAACTGGAGCCCCAGTCGCAGCCATAACAGGTAACTATGAAGCACTAACGGAATCCCAAAGACGGCCAGACGTATCAACCCAGTCCATAATCGTATGGGGACAGTGGTTTGACAATCTGGTACAATTCGACTGCTGGAGCACCAGTAACTTTGAGGCTAATAGACTCATATACTGGTTCGAAGATTTTATGGACCTCTATGCTCCTGTACTGATTAATAATGGCGTCAATCAGTTGCTATATTGGCAGCGTCAGCAAGACCAGACAATTGAACGCTGGCGTGACGATATAGACAACAGAACCGTACAGTATTATTTCAGGACGGAGAAGCTTAGGCTAGAAAGGAAACCCAATTTCAGATCCTTCGACCTTAAGCTACGAATTGCAAGGCCAGGTGAAGAAACGATACTCGTTGGGCAACCATCGGGTATCACAACGCACACAGGTGTCTATGGCTGGTCGGCCAGCGATGTACAGTTAGACATCTTTACGGGCGTACACTTTACCGGTGCTAGCAATTACCTATGGGGTAGTCTTGATATTCAAGAGGGATTCTAGAGGAGTGTAAACTATGGCACTACCAGGAGTAACAGTAAATGTCAATGATGGTGGTCTACGCGTCGCCCGACCTGTGTCGGGAACACGCGTGCTACTGCTTGGCACTACAACCTCAACAGGCATCACTGTCAATAACCCAGTAACCGTCACGAACGTCGGTCTGGCTATGGCAGCACTTAAGGACGTCGACAACTTAGAGAGTGAACTCTCCCTCGCTCTTGCTGACGCGATTAATGGCGGTGCTGAATTGGTTGAGGTAATGAAGATTGAAACGGTAGATGGCATCCTCTATACGGGCTATTCTACCCTAGACAGGTTCATAGCACTGAGTGGTGCCTATGATGCTCTTGCAGCTCATGACACGGACATCATTGTTCCTGTCGGAGCTTATGCAGAGGACCCAATCGGTGAAGAGTTTAATTGGGTCAACGAAATTGGCGCGCATATGGGCGGCCAAGTCTATACAGGTGGAGTGTTCCAGGGCGACAACTCGTTCCTACGCCAGCTTGCTCAGTTCTGCTATGACCAGACGAGAGAGCACAACACGACCCTTGGTGTTATCGGTGTTAAGCCACCGCTACTAGCACCTGTCAATGGGGCAGCCTACTCGGTTCTTTCAACGGGAGCTGAAGGACATGCAGGAGCTGGCACATCAGCATACGGAGTTACTGGCCTATTCCCGAATGCCGCCTCTGATACAGGGTACTATTTCGGTACTCCGTCTAAGACGGTCATCGATAACTGGGTGGACGGCTACCTACTGAAGACGACTACCAGCGGCACCAACGCTGACTGGAAGGCGTTCTTGAGTGGAAGCAACGATGTTGCAAATGCGGTAACAAATGCTTACCTGATTCCTGCTGCGTTCCAGGCTACTGAGGATGGTGTTGGTGTGACTGACGATCTAGGTAACAAGGTTGACCTTGGTGCTTACGTCTCTGTCATAGCCGCGCCTATGAGGACACTAGGAGCTAACGTGAGCAAGTTCGCTATCGAGAGAGGAGCTGCTGGTTCAAACCTCAGCTTCAACACCGATGGTGCTGCTGCCTACGCTGGCATGATCAGTTCGCTGTCTCCACAACGTGGGACTACGAACAAGCCACTACCTGGTATCGTATCCTCACGTAGGGTATCGCGTAGCCAGGCAACTGCTCTTGTTGATAGCAGAATGGTCACCATGATCGAGAGGTCGCGTGGTTTTGTGGTTGCAAAGGGAGTGACTGGCGCTTATCATGTAGATGACTACAACAAGTCAGACTTCACACAGCTAACAACTGTTCGTATCACGCATGCCGCGATCGATCAGGTGAGACTAGCTGCTGAAGGATACATTGGCGAGCCGATCAACAACGCAACCCAGAATGCTATGAGGCAGGCCATCGAAGGTGGTCTACGCTCTATGCAGCTTGCTGGCGCTATCAACAGGTTCGACTTCGCTCTAATAGCGACGCCAAACCAGGTTGTGCTGGGTCAGACAACTATCGAGCTAACCATAGTACCGGCATTCGAGCTTCTGAGCGTCACCGTTCAGGTTCGTCTGGCTAAGGAATAAGGGAGGCTGAATAATGGCAACTAGTTATTACACACAGACGTACGATAGTTTCTCTGGCGCTGACATGATCGTAACCTTTGATGGCAAGATCATCGGCGAGCTTCAGGGTCTATCTTATACCGTCACAAGAGAGAAGGCGCCCCTCTACACTATGGGCTCTGCTGACCCTCGGTCATTCTCTCGCGGTAAGCGTGGTATCGCTGGTTCGCTCATCTTCCTTGTGTTCGACAGGTCCGCCCTGCTTGACACGATGAAGGAGAGGGGCCTGTACCTCGCCAACGCTTATGAGATCTACGGTCGGCAGTCTATTAGGGAGATCAACCCGGGTATAACCAACAACATCTTCCAGAGCAATGCTGACGGAAAGGTAGGTGAGTCCGTTGCGCTTATCAACGCAACAGATGAAGGCGGTAGCAATGTCATCACAAATGACAAGGTTATCGCTACGCCGATGTACCATGATCAGATCCCACCGTTCGACATCGTAGTGAGTGCAGCTAATGAGTATGGCTCAATGGCTCAGCTCGCTATCCAGAACGTTGAGATCCTGAACTGTGGTTCTGGACTTTCAATCGATGACATCACTACTGATGAAGCCTGCACGTTTATCGCTACTGCGATCATACCGTGGAGTCACCAGTACAGCATCGACACCAGGACTGCACTAGGTCAGGTACCAACACCGTCGCCGACTAACTTCTCGGGCGCAAGACCAAGCCCAATCTAACTTAGGATGATGGGGAGGGGAGCATAACGCTCCTCTCCCCTGGTTACTCCAAATGGCATACCCACAAGGTGGAAGATACGGGGACTTCGTTCTCGGCAACGACAAGCGCAAAGTGGCGCCTCAGGCAAAGTTCAACTCCTATAGTGGCACAGACATACAGTGCTTCTTCTTTGACAATGACCTGTGGGCAGTTCAAGATGAGATAGACTCCAGCACTCTGCTGACGGAAGAGGAGAAGATACGTCTATCCCAGGACAACCTGGGTAGGCGTCGTGCCGACAAGGTAGAGACCTTCGGTGACCTCTCTACACTGACCATATCGTCAGCAAGATCGTTTGGGCCAATAAGACGACTGGGTGAGCTTAAGCCTGTCGATTACAAGGGTGGATCCAGGACTATTGCGGGCAGCATGATCTTTGCTATGCTCAACAGGGATGTCTGGTCCGACTTCATGAACGGCCTAATCCCCGGTTCGGAGGGTGTTGGTACATGGAGGGGCCCGACGTTCGTTGACGAGATCCCAGCATTCAATATACTCATTCGTGGTGCTAACGAATACGGCTCTGTTGCTACCGGCTTGTTAGTAGGCGTTAGGCTAACCAACTTCGGCACCACCTTCTCTGTGGATGACCTGTACACAGAGGCAACATACAGCTATGTCGCTACGGAGTACTACCCCTTCACAGACGACTGGTTGTCGACGCTGAAGCACCACGCGGGAATGATTCCTACGAGACGTGATCCGCCACTAAGCATACAGTGGCTAAATTCTAAGGCCTACGAGTTTGTTAAAACGTCTGACGGTGAGTACGTACCATGGGAGAGGGAAGTTTATGACTTCATGAAGAGCTTGCCACAGAATCAGCATGAAATGATGATAGAGCTTGGGCCGAACATTGTCTGGGGCCTAATGCAAGGCTCGCCGAGCCCCTCGGGAATGTAATGAACCATCCAGCGACTAACTATCCCAGCCCAGCAGAAACCAAGATATACATCAATAATAGCTGGATTGACGATGCATACAGGGTTGACTATACAGTCTCAAACCCCCGTACTCCCTTGTATGACTATACCTCCACATTCTTCAAGGATGTAGCAGAGGGACACACTATAGTGCATGGACAGCTCATATTGAACTTCAGATTCCCTGGGTATCTGATGACAGCCATAAAGGATAACCTTGGATACCAGAAGCAGAGAGGTATTTTCAAGACTGGGCTAGTAGCAAGACAGTTTCAGAGTAGGTCTTTAGATGGTTCACGAGGAACTGCACAATCAAGTGAACTGATCAGGGACTTACTAGAGGGTAGTGCTCAAGAGAGAGTCAGTAAACTACTGGCGTATAAAAGGTTGGGAGCATTAGAACACGTGAAGCAGGTGAGCGATGCGCTATTTGGAGATGGCACTAATATGATTAGCCTTGGTGGCGAAACAGCCGGGGCAGTAGCCACTCATCAAGGAAGGCTTCCGTTTAGCATAACAATGCGTTATGGTGGAGAAGAGGCTCTCTATACCAAGACGATAGAAGAATGTTATCTGGTGGGTGAGAGTCAGGTCATCAGTGCATCGGCTATAGCGGGTGGAGACCTCTCTGCTTCTGGTATGCCGATATTTGAGATCTATTCGTTTTTTGGTAGAAAGGTATCTGACACCGTTACAGAGAAGGCCGTGAAGCTCAACAAAAAGCTTCAGGGCCGTGCCCTAGGTGACAGAGCTGGCAATAGATAGGAGGACATAATGTCTACAGCAGAAACTGAAATAGAAGCCCCAGCACCAACAGTGGATCCTATTAAGGAAGCACAGAAGGCAGCTGAGGTACAGGCTGAGCAGCTACGCAAGCTAGCAGTTAGCATGATGCCGAAAGATGCATTGGCTGCTGCTGAGCAGGCAAAACAAGCTGGTACCCAGCCGTATACGGTTCAGGTCGGGGAGGACTTCTATGTGTATAGGACAATCAACCGATTTGAATTCCGTGCGTTTACTATGGATCAGGCCAAGCAGATTACTCAGCTGATGGAGAGCGCGGAGGACCCGACACAGGGTCAGATCCTAGCTCAGATTAAGCGTGAGGAGGCCCTGGTCATGAAGTGCGTGGTACATCCAGTTCTAAACGAGTTCTCGATTAAGGAGCTACCTGCCGGTGTGATTGAGACCATACATAACTCGATCATGGCCACTAGTGGCTTCGGTATGGAACCCATTCCCGTAAAGCTATAATGTATGTCTATAATCAGCGCACTACCGCCCGACTTAAGGGCGATCATACCTGCCGTCAAGCAGGACTATAGTGTTCTCTTTGTAGTTGACATTACTGAACTGTGTATCAATCCAATCGCGCCTGGTTATGCCCTCATAAGGCCTCTGACTAGGCGCGAATTTAATGGGTTTGCACCCGCCTACGAAGATGACCCAACAACAGTAGAAGACGATGTGATATCATCTTGTCTTGTCTACCCAGATATGATTGCGCATAGCAAGCACTATCTGGCTGGCTTTGATCAGTTCGTATCTCAGGCTGTCTTCCTGTGCTCTGGTTTCGCTGGAGAGCAGACCCTCATACGGGGTGTGCTTGAAGGCAGAGACTATGCCAAGTCCCTCGAAGCAGCTATCACGACTTGGATCTGTAAAGCATTCCCGCGATATATCCCGTCTGATGTAGAGGACATGATCTTCGAGGATCAGATGAAGCTCGCCTGTATGGCAGAGAACATCCTCAGCACACCCATTCCGTATGAGGACTTCCTAGACCCGGGTGCTAAGAAACAGAAGGAAGAAGACCCGGTAAAACGCATGAAGCGGGACAGAATAGAAAGATTCAATGACAGACAGAAGGCTGCAGCTGCTCCACCTCCCCCAGCAGGGTCAGTGTCCTTCGGTGAGGGTGCAGAGGGGTACGTTACATCCGACAAGTTCCAGGACGGTCTTGATGGACTAGAGGCTTTCATTGGTCGACCGCAATAGAACAGACATAGATAGAGGCGCCAACCTATACCGTGACTTCGTACAAGGAGGTCGCAGTGAGGGTGCACGTCAGAGTCCGTTCATTGATAGAGAGCGACGGGAAGAGTACCTACGTAGAGCCCGAGAGAAGGAGTCCTCATCTGCCTTCGCAACCATTGGTAAGGTTGCTGCCCTGAGCCTTGGTGCCTGGGCTCTCGGGCGCACCATCCCCAAGGATGTTTGGGTAGAGTCTCTACACAAGCTAGGGCACTATGGCAAGAATACGTTCGGTGCCTTCATGGAGGCCAGGAACGAAGCCGTCCTAAGCATGATGGATCACCGTCATGCTCGTGCTGCTGTCAGTAGAGAGGCCGGTAGTGAGACTGAGCTATCTCGTATCTTCAGGGAGGAGCTCAGGCCATTCCTCGCAGATATAGATTCTGCGAGGACTGATATAGGCGCAAGGCAACAAGCCGAGCGCATGACCAAAAACATACTGCAGAAGCGCTTCGCTCGCAGTCATGTCTCATCTAGCAAGCACGCTGGTCTAACAGTTGGTGATCTAAACCGACTGGGTGCATCTCACGAGTCTAAGTTCGACGTTGTCTCTAAGAGAGCCTACGAAGACATCATGGATGCACGCCAGAGGCTTGACCCCACTGGCAAGTGGTTCGACAAGCTCGTCGTAGACAGACACCTATACGTAGCACAGCAGGGTAAGATCCCTAATGCTATCAATGCCAAGAACGTTAGAGACCTAAGGTGGGCCAGTAAGCGTGCCTTGGGACAAGGTGCGTATAAGGCATTAGGCTTCCAGATCCCGTTTGTCGGCTTTAAGCCTGTCGATCTCTTCGCTCCCTTATTCAGGCACTTCGCAGGAGAGGGTCCATCAGTAGTCAGGGTCGGTGCCGGTAAGCGCCTAGCCAGTGACGTAGTGACACCAAGGGGCGGCAGTAGCTACATCGTAGGTGGTGACCTAATGCACTTTGGCGGTGAGGGTGCCTATAACATAGCACCGGGCAGAAAGTTCACCGCTCGCACGATGGACGCCATAGGCCAAGCCAACAAGGCTCGCCTGGGGCTCAGTCCACTACAAGCAGAAGGCCTTGAGACAGGAGCAGTAGGGAGCAGAGGAACCTTCTGGGGCAAGATACAAGACGCTCTCGGTATGGGGCCCAAGTTCCGTACCCAGCCTCAGGTGTTCCAGAGGTTCAGTCAGGCTGCGAGACGTGCAGCTGACCTCAAGTCGGGTAAACAAGAGTTCAGGTTCTTCGATACCATCAGGGCTGGCGACCTACCATTCAAGGATAGGCTCAGGCATCAAGCCAGAGCAGGCGGTGCATGGAGCCCAGACGATATAGTACCGAACCCATACGCTGGGAAGTCTATTGATGACCTGGGGCGTGTGGAGCGTGCTGCTGCATTCATGGGAACAGAGGCTGGTACCCTTGGTGGCGCTAGGCTTGGTGAGTTCATACCCAAAGGTGGTACCCCAACAGCCGCTCGTCCTCTTGGCCAGCAAGCTCCCAACTGGGCCTTCTTCGAAGATAAGCTATCTACTAAGCTATTCAATACGGCCCACTTCGCAACCAACCGCCTAAACGACCTGATAGGTTCTACCATTGGTATAGGTTTCAGACCTTCCATGGGGAACTGGGGCTTCCTATATAACGGTGTCAAGCTCGCTGCGCTTGGTGCCATGCTCAACCCGTTCAATGGCTATGCCGTTGACGCCTACAAGTATGTGGATTACCTCTTCAAGAGCGTGACCAGTGGGTTCGGCTATGCACCATGGGAGGGTGTTGGTCCGACTGACGTAGCCATCAAGATGTACGAGGGGGCTACCCTCGCTGCAGCTGCTGCCAAGGACATGATCGGGTTCACTATGGCGTCCAGGTACGTCGAGGACCTGATGCCAGGCACCATGAGCAGCCAGCTCTCTGGTATAGCTCGTACTGCTGGTGGTGGGTATCTTGGCGCCAGAGCTGGTGGTGCCATTGGCATGGGCGTGGGTATTCTTGCTAGTGGCATAGGAACAGGTGGTATCTCAGATATCTTCGGTACGCCTATCCTGGGTGCTCGCTCTACCGACACCGCTGCCAACATGTACGACTATTACTTCAATCAGAAGGAAGTAGCAGTTAAGAGCAGCCGTTGGTGGATGCTGGGTAGGCAGGACTTCCAGGGAGAGGGTATTGATAGGTTCGAGCCGCACTGGGTCTCAATGGCCAAGAGTGACTGGCAGTACACCAACACCCTATACGGTAGCAGGAAGGAATACTTCGAGCAGCAGTCCACACTGCCAACACCACACAACCTTTTCAGCTTCGGTAAGGACGAGGATTACTTCGCAAACAAGCTTGCGGGGTCACGCCCATATCCAATTGCGCCATCTGGCGCGGCAATGCATGAGGGTGAGAGTCTGCCAATGAGGGCATCTCTACCTCGTGGTCTGTCAGAGGGTGAGCTAGGCAGTATGGGGATGCATCCCCTGACACCTGACTACTCCGATGCTGTCAGCGCTGAGTCATTTGGCGTACGCGCTAAG